AGTAGATTGTTGGGATTATGAAAAAAATTGGGATTATAAAAAAAATAAAAGTATTAAACCTTGGGAAGTATTTAAATCAAGTCATAAAAAAATTTGGTTTAAATGTGATAATTGCCCTCATAGTTTTAATAGTAGATTATATAATATTTCAATTAATGGATGGTGTCCTTATTGTTGTATTCCTTCAAAAATATTTTGTGATGAATATAAAAAAGATTACAAAAATTGTCAATATTGTTTTAATAAATCATTTGCTTCATTTGATGAATTAATTACAAATGATAAAAAAAAAGTAGATTGTTGGGATTATAATAAAAATAAAGATAAACCTTGGGAAGTATTTAAATCAAGTGATAAAAAATTTTGGTTTAAATGTGATAATTGCCCTCATAGTTTTAATAATAAATTAGATAATATTTCAAATAAAAAAAACTGGTGTCCTTATTGTTGTATTCCTTCAAAACAATTTTGTGATGAATATGAAAAAAATTATAATAATTGTCAACATTGTTTTAATAAATCATTTGCTTCATTACAAGATTTAACCCCTATTGAAAATAGTACAATTAAAAAAGTAGATTGTTGGGATTATGAAAAAAATTGGGATTATAAAAAAAATAAAAGTATTAAACCTTGGGAAGTATTTAAATCAAGTCATAAAAAAATTTGGTTTAAATGTGATAATTGCCCTCATAGTTTTGAAAGTGGTTTACATAATATTGGAAGGAATCATTGGTGTCCTTATTGTTGTATTCCTTCAAAACAATTTTGTGATGAATATGAAAAAAATTATAATAATTGTCAATATTGTTTTAATAAATCATTTGCTTTATTTGATGGATTAACTACAAATGGTAAAAAAAAAGTAGATTGTTGGGATTATAATAAAAATAAAGATAAACCTTGGGAAGTATTTAAAAATTGTAATAAAAAATTTTGGTTTAAGTGTGATAATTGCCCTCATAGTTTTGATAGTAGATTAAATGATATTTCAAGTAGTAATAGAACGTGGTGTCCTCATTGTAAAAATAAAACAGAAAAGAAATTATATGAATTTTTACAAAAATTATATCCAAATTATATAATTAAAAAAGAATATAAAACAAAATGGTGTAGAAATCCTGACCCAAATTATAAAAAAAAGAAAGAACCCTGTTATTATCCTTATGATTTTAATATTCAAATAAAAGAACAAAATATTAATATAATTATTGAATTAGATGGAATACAACATTTTGAATATGTATCACTATTTAATAATAATGTAGAAGATAGACAAAATATTGATTTCTATAAAATGTTTCAAGCATATAAAAATAATCATTCATTTATTAGAATTTTTCAAGAAGATGTATTTTTAGATAATAATGATTGGAAAAATAAATTAAAAAAATGTATTGATAAAATAATAAAATCAAATAATATTATGAGTTTATATGTTGATAATGGTAATTTATATGATAATTATAAAAAAAATGACCCTTATAAAATATTAAAATTTAAAGAAGTTATTAATCAAATAAAAAAATTAATAATAGAATAATATAATTAATATTATTACAAAAAATAATTTTTATTAAAATATTTTAACAAAAAATAATTTTTGTTAAAATATTTTTACACACTCTCTTTCTCTGTTAAAATGGTTAATTATTTATTCAATTCAATATATTATTAAATAAAATGAACATATTATTAAACAAATTACTTAAAAATAATAAAATATTGGACAAATTATTAAACAATAAAATTAAAAGTTATATATTATAATAAATGTATTAAATAATATATTAAAAGTTATTTATTAATAATTATATGAACCAAAGCGACTATTACAAGATTTACATAATAATCTATATTTTGAGTTAGAATCATGATATTGTAACCATATTAATGCTAAATCTCTATCTTTTAATCTTAATTCATTATTATTATTTTCAATTACATTAATAATATTTAATAATATTTCATTATTAGAAATAAAATTTTCAAATATCTTTTTATAGGGGACTGGATAATGATCTATAGTAATATTAGTAGTTTCTACATTACAATTTTCACAAACACCTAAAAATTTATTATCTTTATTTTTAGTATGTTCTATATAATATATTTTTTTACTTCCAAAATGACTTTCATTTCTAAATGCTGATTTTATATTATTTATTTTTTCTTTGCTATTATCATATTTATCATATAAATTTCTAATACACAATTTCCAAGATATATCATCTATTTTAGATGTATATTTATCTTTATAACATAATGCTAAATTATTATATGGAGGTCTTTTTTTCATTTGTAACCATTCAATATTAGACCTATCTAGTTTTTTAGTTGGATGATATTTAATTATTTCAAATATATATTCATTTATTATATTAACATCTTCATTATATTTATTTAAAATACTACTAATATACTTATTTGCAGATGTCATTGTTTTACATTTTTTTTTTAAATTTAACATTCTTAATATATTATTTTTCTCGTCAATATTTTTATGGAATTATCACGTATTATATTATAAATATTATTTTTTAAATAATTTTATTACCTAATATGATAATAAATTACCCTAATTTATAAGGGTAATTATATATTTTAATTTATAAAAATTTAATATAAAAATTTAATATATTATTTTAATATCATTACAAAAATAATTTTTATTAAAATATTTTTATACACTCTCTCTCTCTGTTAAAATGGTTAATTATTTATTCAATTCAATATATTATTAAATAAAATGAACATATTATTAAACAAATTACTTAAAAATTAATTATTTTTATTATATAAATGTCTAAATATGAAGAAATTATTAAACAAAATGAACTAAATATTATACAATGTGATAGATGTAGTAAAACTTTTTCTAATATGACTAATCTAAGAAGACATTTTTATAATAAAAAATTATGTAAACCAATTTTAAATGATATATCTATAGAAGAACTAAAAGAGAAATATAAAGTAAAAAAAGGATGTTATAAGTGCGAGAATTGTGGCAAACAGTATAAATCTGCTGTTGGTAAATGTAAACATAAAAAAAAATGTTCAGTTAATCCTATTATTATTGAGAAAAAAACTATTTCTAAACTTGAGACAGAACTAGATAAAGAAGTAATAAAAAGAAAGGAATTAGAAAAACAAGTAGAACAATTAATATTAGAAAAAGCACAATTACAAGAAGCACATAATAAACTAGTCGTAAATGGAAATAATAATAATAGTAATTTAACAACTATTGGAAGAGACCAAAATATAATTATTGTAAATAATTTTGGTGAAGAAAACATAGAATATTTATTAAAAGATGAAAATTTTATTAAAAAATGTATTGAAAACCCCGTTAATTCTATCTCTAAATATTTAGAAAATGTACATTTTAATAAAGAACATCCTGAAAATAGAAACATTAAAATAACCAATCTATTAGGACCCTATATGGATTATATTACAGGCGGTAAATGGAATAAAATAGAAAAAAATATATTAATACCAAATCTAATAGATAAAAGTATTGACATCATTGATAATATCATCGACTACAACGATGACACCAATAGTGACGAAGATGATAATAGTGATAATGAAGACGATGAAGATGATGAAGACGATGAAGATAAATTAGATAATTGGTACGATTATAGATATGATGTTAAAAAAGACTCAAAATTAAAAGAAAAAGTATACAAAAAAGTTAATAGAAAAGTTTATAATGAATCACAAAATAAAATAACTAATTAAAAAATTTAAATTAATAAATTTTTAACATTAAATAATTTAGTAAATATATATTCAATTAATATAAATGTTAATAAACCAAACAAATAACCAAATATAACCTGTTGTACTGTATGACAATTTAATTGTACCCTTGTAAAAGGTATATATAAAGAATATAAAATTAAAATTAATGAAATAATTGTAATAGGTTTTTTAATATTAATATAAAAATTATTAATAATTAAATTAATTTTGTTTTTTAATAAAATATTATTATTTTCATAATCAAAATTGGATGTTAGTTTAAAATGTAATAAAATTATAAACATAGCAAAATATCCAGCGGTTTGTGAATGTCCACTAGGAAACCCATATGATGTAGCTAATTTTGTTACAATATTTTTATTAAAAAAATTATCTCTAAAATTAGAACAATTTGTAGCTCCATCCGGTCTTATACCTCTACCTGTTATTTTTTTTAATAATTTAATTAATAAATTATCTTCTGGTTTTGGCAAACCATCTCCTATTATATTTTTAAATATACCATATTTCAATATATCATTCACTATTTTATTCATCAAAAATTTTACTATATATATTAATGGTAATTTATAATTAATAGTAAATATTGTCACTAATATTAATATTATTATATTAGAGACTCTTTTAAAATCATTAAAATTAATATTCTCTTCTGTATTTAATTCATTAACTACACTTTCTCTTGTATTACTGTTCATTTTAATTAATTAAAATTAAATAAAAAAAAATAATAAAAAAATAAATGATTTGTTTAAAAAGTTGTGCAGTAGGTTTAGTATTTATTTTTGCAACAATATTTATGACATTAATTATAGATAAACAAAAAATTTTTAAAGATTATGTTAATTTATTAAACAAAGAACAATTAAATAAATATAATAATATTGTTAATGAAAGAAAAAATATATCATTAAATGGTTATTTATTAGGTTTATTATTATCACTAGTATTTATAGTATTTAATTATAATTTGAAAAAAATAAGTAAAGGTTTAGTAATTTGTTTAACATCATCTATAATGTTTTTAACTCATTATTTTTATTATATATTATCTCCAAAAACCGACTGGATGGTATTACATTTAGATGATAAACAAAGAATAGAATGGTTAAAAGTTTATAGAACAATGCAATTTTCATATCATTATAGTTTATTAATAGGTGTTTTATCAGTAATGATAATTTCTTCAGCGTTTAAATGTTAATGCGTAAAAAAAAATAAATAAATTTGCGTTAATAAATTATTTAAAGTTTCTCTTAAATTTTTAATAAAATGGATTTATTACCAAATATACCTGACGTAAATAATAGTTATCAACCAGATTTAAATGTAAATAGTGGTGGAGGTATGATGAATAATGAGGAGGTACCGGATGATGGTTTAGATTTAATATTGAATAATAAAAAAATGAAAAGTCCTTTATTTAATTCATCTAATATAAATATGGATGATGTATCGGATATTTCTAGTTTGAATGAAAATGATAATAATGGTTTTAATAATAATACAGATAATATAAATCATAATGTAAATATTTTTTCAGATAATTCATCAGAAGACAATGATGATTTTAATGTAAATAATAATAATTTTATGAATGAAAATAATGTAGAAAAGGAGAGAGTAAATGAAAACAATGATACACAATTTAATAGAAATAATTTTTATAAAAGTGGTCCAACACAAGAAGAAATAATGAATATGAAAAGAGATATTTTGTATCAATTTGATAGATTAGAAAAAAAAGGTGTTAAATTACCGAAGAAATATACACTTCATTCAGATTTAGACGAGATGCGTGCAGATTTACAAAAGATAGAAAGAGATAGAACAACAGATGCGAGTGTTAAATTTCAAAGAAAAGCATTAATAGCGTGTGTAACAGGTATAGAGTTTTTAAATTCAAAGTTTGACCCTATAAACGCAAGATTAGACGGATGGTCAGAGAATGTACACGAAAATATAAATGATTATGATGATATATTTGAAGAATTACACGAAAAATACAAGGGTTCTGGTAAGATGGCACCTGAACTTAGACTTTTAATGAGTTTAGCAGGGAGTGCATTTATGTTCCATTTAACAAATACAATGTTTAAGTCTTCTTTACCAGGTTTAGACCAAGTAATGAAACAAAATCCTGATTTAATGAGACAATTTGCTGGAGCAACTGCTAAATCGATGGCAGATAATGGTAATGACCAAACGGGTTTAGCAGGTATGTTTTCAAATATGTTTAATCAAGGTGGAGGAGGAGGCGGTGGAGGCGGTGGTCAAATTCCACGACAAGGACAACAACAAATGAAACAACCAGATAATATAGATAGTTTATTGAATGAATTAAATAATGATGATAATATTGAAACATTTAGTGCTATAACAGGTTCGGATATAACAGAAAATATAGATGCAGATAGTTTAACAGAAATGTTAGTAAATAATGGTGGTAAAACTACTTTAAATCTTTAAAAATTCAAAATAATAAAAAAAATAAGAAAATTAAAAATGTTTTAATTTTAGTAAAAATATATATTTTTGTTTAAATTAAATAAATGTCAATATATATAATATCAAATAATGAAAAAATAGATAAATTAATTTTTAAAAATATAGAAGAAAATGATATAGTGATTTTTATGAATCATCAATATTGGAAAAAAAATTTTAATAAATCTAAATCTAAAAAATTTTTATTTTTAAGGTCACAAAATAATACTTTTACAAAATATAAAAAAACATTTAATAATCAATTTAAAATTGTTTATTTTATTAATGACCAAGATTATGATCTTAATTTATATCATAATTTTAAAGACAATAAAGAATTAATAAATAGTAATTATTTAAATAAAATATTAAAAAATATTAACTATCCTATAAATCAAATACCTTCAACAGGTTTTATAGTTTTTAATTATATTTTAAAAGAAATAAATAATAATAAATCTATATTTTATAATAGAAAAATAAATTTAGTTGGATTTTATTTTGATAATAAATATTATAAAAATATGAAACACAATTTTAAATTTGAAAAAGAAATTTATAAAAAGAATAATATTAAAATTTTATAATATATTTTTAATTTTTTTTAATTTATATATATATAAAATTATATAATTTATGCACCACAACTGAGACATTCTTCGGGTTCTTGAGGTTGTGTAGTTTTAACCCTTTTAACATTTGATTTAGATTTTTTAGGGTCAATTGTAAATTGTTGTGTAGTTGCTTTAGGTTTTGTTCTTAAATAATACATTCCAGTTTTCAATCCTTTTTGCCAAGCATAGAAATGCATTTTAGTAAGAATATTTGGTGTTGGTTCAGCAACAAATAAATTCATAGATTGTGTTTGGTCTACAAAAACCCCTCTATCAGCAGCCATATCAATAATGTCTTTTTGTTTAATTTCCCATACTGTTTTGTATAGTTCTTTAATATCGTTTGGTATTTCTTCTATGTTTTGTATAGAGCCTTCATTAATCATAATTTTTTCTTTAATATCTTTATTCCATAAATTAATTTTAATTAAATCATTAATTAAGAATTTATTAATTAATATAAATTCACCTGCTAATGTTTTTCTTTTATATAAATTAGAGGTGATTGCTTCGAATGCTTCATTATTTCCCATAATTTGAGAAGTAGATGCAGTAGGCATAGGTGCAACTAATAGACTATTACGAACACCATGATTTAATATTTCAGTTTTTAATTTGTTCCAGTCATATCTGTTAGTAACAGGTGATTTATGCCATAAATCAAATTGAAATAAACCTTGACTGAGAGGGCTACCCATAAAAGTAGAATATGCACCTATATAATTACCATCTAATTTTTCTTTTTCATCTTTATAAAAATTAATAAAATTTTTGTTTTCTTTAATTTTATCAACAGATTGATTATACCAAGTAATATATTCATCTTCATTATTAAAACTTGATAAATGTTTTGTTAAAAATTCACTTTCTAATAATTTAATTTCATTATAAGCAATTTTTCTTTTTTTGCTTAATTCCATAGAGCTTTCTAATGAACCATGATATATACATTCAAATATTTCTTTATTTAATTGTTTTGCTTTATCTGATGTAAAAGGATATCTCATTTTAAAGAAGGTATCTGCTAAACCTTGTACACCAATACCGATAGGTCTATGTTTCATATTTGAATTATATGCTTTATCAACAGGATAAAAGTTTTTATCAATAATTTTATTTAAGTTTTTTGTAATAATTTTAACAATTTTGTGTAATTTTTCAAAGTTATAGAATGGTTCTCCTTGTTCGTTGTTTTCTACGAACATTGGAAGACATATAGATGCTAGATTGCATACAGCGATTTCTTCAGGTGAAGTAAATTCTAAGATTTCACAACATAAATTACTAGATTTAATAGTTCCAATATTTTTTTGATTACTTTTAATATTAACAGCATCTTTATAAAGCATATATGGTGTACCGGTTTCAATTTGTGCTTCAAGTATTTTAAACCATATTTTTTGTGCATCAACTTGTTTTAAATATTTACCTTCTTTTTCATAAGATTCATATAATTCTTCAAAATCATCACCGTATGCAGTAGAAAGTCCTTTACAAATATCGGGACACATTAAAGACCATTTTTCATTGTTTTTAACTCTTTTCATAAATAAGTCAGGTATCCATAATGCATAGAACAAATCACGTGCTCTTTCTTCTTCAGCGCCATGATTTTTACGTAAATCTAACCATTCCATAATATCACCGTGCCACGGTTCTATATAAATTGCAATAGAACCTAAACGTTTAGAACTTTGATTAACATATCTTGCAGTTGCGTTATAAACTCTTAGCATTGGTATAATACCATCGGTTGAACCGTTAGTACCACGTATAACACTATTTTTAGAACGTATATCGTGTACATTGAGTCCTATACCTCCAGCATATTTAGATATTTGAGCACAATCAGTAAGATTTTCATATATACCTTTTATAGAATCTTCAACATCAAGAAGAAAACAGGATGACATTTGAGGTCTTCTTGTTCCTGCATTAAACAGTGTTGGTGATGCGTGAGTAAAAAATTTTTGAGAAAGATAATCGTATGTTTCAAGAGCATCTTTAATATCATATCCGTGTATGCCTATAGCAACACGCATCCACATATGCTGTGGCCTTTCGAGTATTTTATCATTTTTGCGTAGAAGATATGCTCTTTCTAATGTTTTAAATCCAAAATAATCAATTAAAAAATCTCTTTCATAATCAATATAAGAATTAAGTTTTTCTTTGTTTTCTTGTACAATATCATATAATTCTTTGGATACTAAAGGATAATGATTATTTTCAAAATCATAATTATCGTATAATTGATTAATAGTTTCAGAGAATGAAGGAGAAGTTTGTTTTTGATGATTAGATATTATAAGACGAGAACCTAAAATTCCGTAATCAGGATGTTCTAAAATCATAGATGAACACAATTGAGCAGCAAAATCATCTAATTCAAATGTTTTAACTCCATCGTGAATTCTTGAACATACAGTTTGTGCTATTTCATGAATATTTACATTTAAATCGTTAGATACTTTTTTTAAACGAAATAAAATTTTATCAAAACTAACTTCTTCTTTATCTCCGTTTCTTTTAATTACGTGCATTTTAACAATTTAATTAATATTAGAAATATATTTTATATTTTTTTACTTGTTTTATTTATTTGTTAAATAAAAAAATTAATTAAATTAAATTAATCAAATTTTCTCTATATAATTATTATCTATAAAATTTTAAATAAAAATTTTAAATAAAAATTTTAAATAAAAATTTTAAATAAAAATTTTAAAATAATTTAAAAAATAATTAATTAAAAATTTATTTAAATTATTTAAATAATTTAATTATCATCTATGATAGAGAAGGTATTGATGAAACCAATATTATTAAAATCATTATTTTTATTTTGATTAAAATCAATAATTTTTGATTTTTTAGATAATAATATATCTTTTTTATAATCTTCAATATTATTTATATTAGAATAGTATAAAATTTTATCCCATACTTTTTTAACTTGTTGTAATTTTTCTTTTATAAATTTTTTGTCTTTTTTAACTCGTTGTACTTCATATGTGTCTAATTTCCAATAATTTATTTCGTAATCTATATCTATATCAAACTTTTTAATCTGATTTTTTTTCCAGCTAATCATATC